TATGACTTGTCGGGATCTCCAGCAGGTGCTGGAGAGCTCTCGACGGGATTGGTGGTCTCGCCTAATATGGCGGTGGCCCATTGGCGAGCCAGTTGCCACGACTCATCGGACCAGCCTTGTGGCCGATCCGCTTCGAGTTCCATGATCATGGCGGCCCAAGTGGTTGGGTCAAGACCGTAGGGAATGACCACTTCTTTGATGTAGACGGCTTGATCTTGGCCTGGTGCAGGTGCCGTCGGCGGCAGACCAGGACCTTCGACGCGGGTTTCAGTTCTCGTCTCGGTCGTGACGATCGGGAACGGGTCGTCGACTTTGATCGTCTCGGCGGTTTTGGTGACCGTTTGAAGCTCAAGAGGAGGGCTGAGCTGCTCGAGCGCAGGCGCGTCACCGCCTGCAGGGTGAAGCAGAGCGCGTAAAGCTGTAGCTAAACTGGCTCGGCTATCGGGGTCGCTCTCATCGGTCAAGGCAGTCCTCACATCTTCGAGAAGTTGGCGACGACGAAGGAGCGGATTTTCAAAAGGGCGATGATAGTTCATAGTGGTAATGTCCTAGGCGGCGCGGTCTGATAGGTAGTCGATAGCGGAGGGGACGAGGGCGAGCCAGCGCTGACGAGCTGCCTTGCGATCGCTCATGAGTAAGCGGCCCCATTCAATCGCCCTTTGGATGCGGTCTTCTTGCGGCAGAAGGCACATCTCGTCGATGTAAGCCGCAGTGATAGTGTCAAGTCCGAGAGGATTCCTCAGTAGCTCAGGTCTCTTGGTCTCCAAGTAATGAGCTAGATACGCTGCGGCTGGGCTGTGCTCGCGATCGCGGTACTGGCGGGTCAGCCAATCTTGATTGCGCGCGTGGTTGAGCGAAGTGACGATGGCTCGCTGGGCTGCGGGATCGTTCATCAAGCTGTGGCGCATGCCGTCTAGACCACGCCCCTTACGAGCCGCAGAGTAACGCTCCGTCCATTCTGCCAGACGGCAGATAGTTGCTGCCTCGACTGACAGCTCGGCGGGGAGGTGTTCGCACTGCTCAGTCCTGGCGATGAAGCCGAGAATCAGCAAGCCGTCGACTTCCTCAGGAGTTCCTTTCGGTTCGTGCTCATTCGACAGCGTCTGCTGAATGATGCGACCCGCATTTGGAAGCGTGCGTCCTGGCTGACTCATGTGGCGACTCAGGAATAGGTCGCCCTGGATCAAGGCCGACGTCAGCCCCAGGTCAGCGTAGGCGGCTTGCCAGACGTCGGGGTCGAGAGGGACGTCCGTAGCCGCGAGCACGTCGTCCCCTTGAACTAGCAGAGACGCCTTCGGCATGTAAGGCCATTCGAAGGGGTTGAGGCCACATAGGTAGCATGCGTATAAACACGCGATGACCGATATGAGCGTACCGATTTCCGCGGTTGGCTTCAATCCGGAGTGTGTACCGCCGTCCGAAAACATGACGGTGCACAGGTTGAAATTGCGAGCCCAACTGGGGCAGATAAGAGGTAGGCGCTCCGCGTGCAGCCAGAAGTTGACAGCAGCGCTGATCTGTGGCCGGGCACGGGAGGTGTGCCAAGCGATGAGCGTTTGCAGCGGCCTGCTGACGTTTATGTCGAAACCCGAGATATCAGATTCATACATGTAGCGTCGCCCTCTTATGAAGTGAGCGTCGCGGCCCGCTGAGTGCCAGAGTCCTGGGATGTGCTTACGTGCTTCGTGCCAATAGTCGAATATTGGCCGTAAGCCGCGATTGACTGCGGCGCAGGCCATCTGCACCACGCGGTTGCGCTGACTATATCCTTGCCATTCGCCGATGCTTTCCCAACCCGCGCCTGTGAACCGCAGAAGCGGTTGGGCTTTGTAGAGGGGACCCGACCTGCCGGTTAGGCCGTTACCCAACGCAGTGGAGGGGTCAATGCCGAGACCGGCAGCGATACGCAGCGCGCATTCCAGAGTAGCCTCGAAGCTGCCTGAATAGCTCATGGCCCCGACAACCTTAGCCAGAGGCTCCGTGACGAAGGTAGGCCATCCGCCGTTGGTGTTTGCTGGGTCGGCAGCGCTGGTGATTGCTTTCCGCGGCGATGCGAGCGCGTAGATCTGGCAGACGTGCCGAGTTATGGCCTGGATAATGGCAGGCAGAGGCTTTTCTCTAGGAGGAGGGTTGAGCCGCTGCATGTACCAGCTAGCGACTGTGCCGTTCTGAAACGTGAATTTCCGAAGCGGACCGTCCTCCGATTGGAACAGCGGAATGTCGGTGAGATTGGCTACCTTCGAATGGAGGGCTGAGACCTTGTGGAAGGCCTCAATGGCGCGGCTTTGCTCGCTGACGACTAAACTGCGCTCGTCCACTACCTTGAAAGCGGGATGACGTGGGTCGTCAGTGATGTCCGGAGGAGCACCGAAGTGCCAGCTATCTGGTCGATGCGCTTCTTGGGCCTTCAAGTGCAAGGACGCAGCCGTGACCGGCACAGCCGGGCCGCTGATGCTGACGTGCGGTTCGCCGGCGGTGACGCGGTGATATTTCCACAGGTCAGGATTCAGGAGAAAGTGGTCAGAGGTGATGTTGGACGATTCGTCTTGGTCCATATAGAGCCTAACGTAGTGATATAGTGCGTAAAGGAACGAACAAGAGATGCAGCAGGGAGGGGGGGCTGCAGTGTTGGATCAAAGCGGCAGAATCCAAGCCCGACCGGAGGCGCTCGGAGGTAGGTCGATGCAACGGCGGGCGCCCGTTGTACGATGGTGACCTGACGCTTAGAACCGCTCGAGAGTCAATCGAGCATGGAGGGAGGTCCATACCGCTGGCCCCCCCCCCCCCCCCCCGC